AGAGTTATTGTTTACTAATGAATTTAATTTAGCATAAGAAATTTGATATTTTTTTACGATATCTCTTTTGGTATTATAAATAGATAATACTTTTTTAGTGATGGGATCTATTTTTTGAATTTTAATACCAATTTGATTTGGTATTTTTTCTGGTAATGAATTCTGCTTTAAATATTCTCTTTTCATTTCTTGAGAACAATCTTCAAAAAAGTTCCAATAATGACCGCTTGAAATATGTTGTTGTTGAATTGCTCGTGTAAAACTATTACATTTCATATTTCTAGCTTCAACCGCTTCTTTTTGTGATGCGTAAACTGCTAAAATTTTTGTTTTTTTTATATCAATCATAGCAATGTATCTAATTTCAGTTGATTTGTGTTTTGTTAAAACTGTTTCACTAATTTGTTCTGGTGGAAACTCATTGCGATTAACATAAAGCCATCTGAAATTTTTATAAATTGTATTATTTTGTGAAGCTCTTTTTAATGAGATTAGAGAGATATCTTGAAGTGTTCTCTCTAATTCAGATGGGCTATCGTAAATTTGAAAAGGATTTTTAAGATCATCTAAATCGTATTGATATATTTTGGGTGTATTAATTCCATTATTCCTTTTTTTGATGTAGTTAGGTTCTTGTTTTTCTTCTAATTCTTCTTTAAAATATTCACTATCAGAATCATCATTTTGTATTATATTTTCATCTACATCTGGAATACTATTTAAAATAGTAGAACTTATTTTTTTTAATTCTAAATCTACCTTTTTCATTTCAAGTTCAATTTGTAATTGTTGTAATTTTAATTCTGATAATTTTATTTGTTTATCATGTTGTATTATTTTAAGTTCTTCGATTTCTTTTATATCTTGTGGTAAAAACTCGCATTTTATTTTGCTAATAATATCAATAAAATCTTTGTATAGGTTATCATCTATTAAGTATGTTTCTCTCGAAACAGTACCATCATTTTTTATTATTTTTTCATAATATTGAGTTATATATTCATTATGATGAATTTTTCGTTCAAATTTTTTATAATTATTATTTTCAAAAATATCTAATAATAATGGTTCTTGACAATTAAATGAATTTGAAATATTTGTTAGTCTCTCTTTAATATCTTGAGTAGAACCTATTTTAATTACAAATTTATCATTTACTTTATAAAACTTACAAATATACACTATATTTTTTTTATCATATGCTTTTAATAATGTTTTATGTGTTGATAGTTCACAATTATGTTTATATAATTGTTTATCTATTTCCTTATCTTGTTGTAATTTATAAATTCCATTTATTCTAATTTCTTTTAAAACTGAAACCATCCATTCTTGAAATTTATGTGCTATTGGTTTTCTTGACCTTCCTAATAGTCTATAAAGGCCATATTCAGTAAGAAAAACTATTTCTTGTTTCCCACCAGGGGTGTCGGTTAAAACTACACCCTTTTCATTCTCTGAAAAATCCTTTATACTATCTCGTATGTTAGAGATGCCTAATAGTTTTCCAATTTGGTTTGCTTGAAATAAAGGGGTTTCCAATGTTCCTTGAATATTTATTTGATACTCTGTGTCTAAAAGGGAGAATGCCTTTAGTATATCCATTATAATATATAAGGTTGTATTGTCTTTAAGTAATTTAAGTAGTTATAATTTACAAACATTTAACTTTACAATCTAATAACTTGAAATAGTTTCCATTATACAAAATATTTTTTGTTAAAGCTTTTTCTAATGTTTTATCACTTATATGGAGAGACTTTATACAATCATACTTACATATAAATTCTTGGATTAAATTATTTTCAGGGGTGTATTGTCCAACTCCATTTTTATATAAAATAGGCTCTTTATTATTATTTTTTATGACAAATTCTTCTCTTAAATCTTCGTCACAACTATCATACAACACATAATAATGACCATTAGTTATTGTATAGTTTTTTACTGGGTTATCTAATGCGGAAGAAGATGAATATCCATTTTCCGTAGCTGCTGTTTTTCTATCTAAATAAACATTAATTATTTCTGTTTTTTCAGCATTTAGTTTTGCTATATAACCAAGATTTTGTACTTTTGTTATCTTTGTTGGTTTAATATTTAATATAATATTCGGATCTAAATTTCTATCAACTAATAGCCATCGAAATCCATTATATATTGTACATTCTTCAATAGCTTTATTAATGCTTGGACGTTTAATATTACTATTTTCTTTCATACATTCACTTACACTTTCATACACTTTAACTAGTTGTAGTGTTTCTGGATTTATTTTTTGTAATCTTGGACCTAGAGTTACAAGAGGTTCACTAAATCCTGTTACTACCTTAGTTTGTTGTGAATTTAATTTTTCTAGTATTTCTTTATTTGTCTTCTCTAAGTTATTAATTTTATTATTAAGTATGCTAACCATTTTTAAAAGTTCTTTAATATTTTCATTATCATTGTTAGTATTGTTATTAGATTGTCTTGATATAAGTTTATAATTTAATAATTCATTTTCTTTTAACAATTCACATACTGTATAATTATAATTTTGTATATTGTTATTAATAATTTTTAAAACCATTTGATATGTTAATTTTTTACCAATTAAAAATAATTCTTTTTCATTTTCGTGTCCTAGTAAATCATTTACTTTATTTTGTCTTATATCTTCGTGATTATGTAAAAAAATTTCAAAATCATTACTTTTATTAACTGGAAAACAATTTAATAATAAACATTCTTCATATTTTCCTTTATGTTCGTTGTATCTATCATGAATTCCTTTTGTACTATGTCCGATTTTAACAATGTATTCACCATTAAAAAATGACTTAACTTTAATTATATAAACCAATGAGCCTGAATTTGAGTATTCTTTAAGTAAAACTTTTTCTTTTTCTAATATTTGTTGAGATGCTAATTTTTCTTCCATTTCTTTATTTTTGCTTACTTCTATTTGTGTTAATTCTACTTTGGTTTGTTGTAATTGTTTTTTTAATTCGGTACTTTCTTCTTGTAAAACTTCTTGTAATATTTCTTCCATTTTTATATAGTATTCATGTATTTCATTTGCTTTTTCTGTTTCAGCTTTAATACAAAATAGTTTAAATGATTTAATTGTCATTTTAATTATTTCTTTATTATGTCCTCCTCTAGCATCTTTTTTTTGCTCCTCTGTGTTGAGGAGCAAAACCTTATAATCTTTATTAATTGTGAAATATTTTTGTAATAATCTTTTCGCATTATATTTTTGACTAAATCCTAACCATTTCCATATATTATCTAGATCAATTACAAAATCATTTTTTGAATCATATTTTAAATAGCAGTAAAAACTTGATAAAAATAATTGTTGTTCATAATTTGAAAAATTATTTTTAACTTTTTCAACTAATTTGCTTTGATAATCACCATTCAACTTAGTAATTGGATTGCTTTCAATAAGATTTACGATATCTACGCTCATTTTATGTATTATTATAGTGGTTGTCTTTATATTGTTATTTGCTTTAATAATTAAAAAGCTTTATTTAATATTAAATTTATTAATATTAAATAGTATAAATAATGACACGATAAATCGTAACAAAATATTTAATTACTGTACGCTAAGCCACCCATACCACTCATGATACGAAGCACGTTATAATTGGTAGCATACACACGGACTTTAGCAGTCTTGGTTCCCTCAACTGTAGCATTTGAGAGCACAAGTTGGAGTGTGGCGTTATCAATTCTGGAGAAGTTGCACGTGCCACTGGGTTGATGCTCCTCAGGGCGAAGAGCAAAGCTGTAAACGTTAATACCCTCATCAGGGCATCGGGTGTGAGCTTGGAAAGGTTGTACCCAAGAGAAGTAAGAACCCTCACGCTCAGAGAAACGATCTTGACCGTTCAATTGGAGCTTGGCAGTGACAACGGGATTTTGGCCCCAGCAATGCATGTCCAAAGAAGTCTCAGTGAGAACGAATGTGCCAGCATCAGATACACCAGAGTTATCAAGATGAGACCCAACGTCAAGAGGAGGAGTATGTGGAACACTCTCACCACCAAAATTTACTTGATTGTAAGGATTGGAAGGACCGTGCCAGTATCCAGTGAAACTGCCATCAGGGATGTAATCCAAAGCACCGGCATCTTGGAAAAGACCACGAGCATCAATGAAGGCACGAGAGTCAGCAGCAACAGAGGCGGGACCACCGAAAGCATGGACAGCATTAGGAAGAGCATCAATAGCATCAGTGTAGTTGAAGGGTTGGGCACCAAGTACCTTGAAAAGGAGAGCATCGCAAGTCAAAGAAGAGCAATAATCTACGTTTTGATCAGGTTGGACAACCCAGATAAGCTCCTTCACGGGGTGATTGAAATTGAGTTTGATCTTGTTCGAGGAAGAACCAACAGACTCGTCACCAGTGAATTGGAGTTGGGTGATCAAGTACTCGTGAGGATTTTGGGCCATACGTCTGCGCTCATCAGTATCTAAGAAAACATAGTCAACATAAAGAGAAGCAGCAACCAAAGATTGATTGTAGGCAATTGTGGCAGGAACAGGGCGGCCAACAGCATCTTGAACACCATTATTATTGCAGTTCAATGTAGTAACAGCCCACAAGCACTCGTCAATGGGGCGAATATCAAGATTGATTTTAACCTCATGGTATTGAAGAGCAATCAAAGGAAGAGCTAGACCAGGGTTGGTGCAGAACCAAAATTGAAGAGGTACGTAAAGGGTTGTCTCGGGAAGAGCATTACGAGGAGCGCAAACTTGACGAGGAGCCAAGGAGTCGCAAGGACCATCAACATCAGAGAAAGAAGGATCTGTGATAAATGTAAGTTGAGTAGTGTTACCAACCATTTTAAAATAAGCACGTTGTTGCTCAGAAGTTGATGTAAGTTGGTTCCAGATGTGCATCCAGTCACCATATTGACGATCAATTCTTTGACCACCAATCTCAACCTCAACTTGAGCAATAAGTTGCTCACCGGGGTAATCTAACCAACGAGCGTATACGCCACGAGCATCTTGGGCAGAATAGTTTCCAATACCCATAAGTTGGTTAATCTCTGGAAGTGTAACTTGGAGATATGTTCGGTAAGCCAAATCACCGTTTCGGCTAATAGTACATTGGACACGACGACCGAAATCGGCTTGACCGTTGAAAGTTTGCTCAATTGATTCAATAGCAAAGTTTGTGTAACGTCTGTAAGTAACTTTCCAGAAAGTAATTTGAGGATTGCCTGTGAGATACACATCTTGGGCCCCATAAGCTACGAGCTGCATTAATCCACCTCCCATTTTATATTATTGCTAAAGAAAAAAAATTTTTGAAATTAAATTTAATTCATTTAATTCATTTAATTCATTTAATTAATTAAATTGAATTTATATTTATATAATATGTATTACCTAAATAGAGATATAAATATAAATTCATTTAATTAATGTTACCAACAAATAATAAAACAATTTGTTTTATTTCTAAAGCAATTAAAATTCATGGAGATAGATATAATTATTCTAATGTTAATTATATTAATGCTAAAACAAAAATTAATATAATATGTAAAGAACATGGGATATTTCAGCAGACACCAAGTAATCATCTTTATAATTATAATTGTCAAAAATGTGCTAAAAATTATAAATTAGATACATTAAAATTTATTGATAAAGCTAAGCAAATACATAATGATGTATATGACTATTCTAAAGTTAACTACATAAATGCTGACATACAAATAATTATAATATGTAAAACACATGGAGAATTTACACAAATACCTGATTTTCATATAAACAGAAAATGTGGATGTCCTAAATGTGCTAATAATGTTAAATTAGATTTATTAGAGTTTATTGATAAATCTAATCAAATTCATAATAATGTATATGATTATTCTAAAGTTAATTATATTAATAATAAAACACAAATAACTATAATATGTAAAATCCACGGAGAATTTACACAAATTCCATTTGTTCATCTTCTAAATCACGGTTGTCCTAGTTGTGTTAACAAAACAGAATTCTTATTTCTACAAAAGATACAAGAATTTTATCCTACACTTAAAAAACAATATAAAGTTGAATGGTGTAAAAATAAAAATTGTTTACCTTTTGATTTTGTTATTGAAGAATTAAAAATTATTATTGAAATAGATGGACCACAACATTTTGTACAAGTCGCAAAATGGACTTCACCAGAAATTCAAAAAGAAAAAGATAAATTTAAAATAAATTGTGCTAATGAAAACGGGTTTTCTGTTATTCGCCTATTACAAATTGATATTTTAAAAGATAATTTTGATTGGATTGAAGAAATAAAACTAAGTATTTCAAAGATTAATAATGAACAAAAAATTCAAAATATATTTATTTGTAAAAATAATGAATATGACCATTTTATCGTCTAAGAAATAACAGATCGCATGTCAAAACTAGACTTCATAAATTGATCTAAATAATTATCTTCAAATACTTCTTTTTTTCCTTCGTGATTTTTTGAAAATACATATGAATTATTTTTCTTTTTAATAGACCAACCTTCCTCAATAGCATTAAAAAGAAATAACATTTTTTGAAATTTAATATTGTCAATTTTTATATTATTTTCTAAATAATTATCCATTTTTATTTTGATATCCATTTAATAAAAAATAAGAAAACTATTATTATCTTTAAACTTGTTTATATGTTTATATGTTTATGAATTTTAATTTTGTTTATGTATATTTTTATAATATCTTGAATAATGTTGTTCTTCAACTTCTAAATTATTTAAATTTGTTTCTACTATATTTCCACAATAATCAGAATAATATATATTTTTAATTTTATACCCTTTGCTTTCTGGTATAATTTTCATTTTTTTAATACAATTATTACATGGTTTACTACATTTTAATATATTTTTTATTGAAACTCGAATCACTAGTAAATTTATATTTTGTAATTTTTTTTTATTTTTTAAAGGTTGTAATTTTAATAGAGCATCATGTTCAGCATGAATACCAGGAATTATATTATCGCTATTTGGCATTTTATTTACACCATAACATAAGATTTTTGTTTTTTTACAATAATAATCTTTTCCTTGTAAAATACAAGCTATATGATTATAATTTCCACAAATACAATGTGAAATATCTTGTTTGCCATTTTTATAAGATTCTATATCGATATTTGATGGTAAGCAAAATCGCTTAATGAACATATTATCTAGTAAAGATTCCATATTGTAATAATAATATGTATAATATAATAGTAAATATTTAATTCAATTTTTTAAATTATTTTTAAATATTTATAATAATAATAATAATAATAATATATTTAGTTGTTATTATTAATTAAATAAAAAGTACATACTTTATTAAAGATACGATGCCAAGTTTTAAACCCAAAACTAATAAAAAAATCAAATTTAATAAGCAAAAATCAATTACTTTAGATGGTAAGCATAAGGAATTTTTGAATGAATTTTCTAAAAATGAAAACGATAAAATTCCAGAGTTAAAAAATGAAAAAAAGGCACTACAATTAAAATTAGAAAATTTGAATGACAAATTAACAGTTGAACAAAAATTAGATATAACTGATCGAATTGGAGAAATTACAAATACAATTAAAGAATTTAAAAGTAAAAAGAAAGAGTATTTTTTAGATAATTCTAAATTCATTTTTGATTATTTTGAAAATAAAAAAAATATATCATCTGGCACATCTTCTGAAGTTACAAATAAAAATAAAATATTAAATAAATTTTTCAAAATTAAACAAGATGATACATTAAACATAATTAATCAAACAAAAAATAATAATATTGTACAAAAATATTTATGTAATATTGATGATATTTTTTTAGATGTTAATTCTTTTGTATGTCAAACTGATATTTGTCAATATTGCTATAAAGGAGAATTAATTCCTCTCGAAGATGAAGGTATTTTAATTTGTAATAGTTGTTCTAGAAATATTCCATATTTAATTGAAAATGAAAAACCATCTTATAAAGAACCACCTAAAGAGGTATGTTTTTATGCTTATAAAAGAATAAATCATTTTAAAGAAATATTGGCTCAGTTTCAAGGCAAAGAAACAACTCAAATACCTCCTGAAGTTATTGAAAATATAAAAATTCAAATTAAGAAAGAGAGAATTGAATTAGATCAAATTACAAATCTTAAAACTAAAGAGATTTTAAAAAAATTAGGTTTTAATAAATATTATGAACATATACCATTTATTAAAGATAAATTGGGAATTAAACCTCCTGTTATGTCTCCTGAATTAGAAGAAATTCTTTGTAATCTTTTTATTGAATTACAATCTCCTTATTCTAAATATTGTCCAGATGACAGAGTAAATTTTTTAAACTACTACTACACAGCATACAAACTTTGCGAGTTATTAGGGGAAGAACAATATCTGCCTGACTTTCCTATGTTGAAAGATAGAGAGAAAAGAGTTGAACAAGATCAAATATGGCGCAAGATTTGTGAAGAATTGGATTGGGAATTTATTTCAACTATTTAATAATTTTAAATTTATTATAAACTATTTCAAAATATATTACTATAAAATTCCCTAAATATAATTATCCTTTGCTTAATAAGACTTATATAATTATCTACACCACACCACCAATGTGCGCCACTTCTAGTTGTTTCTCCTCTGACACCCAAAGTGTTTGGAATAAATTTTTCTGTAATATTATTAATATTATTATTTTTATAGTACTTATCTTTAATGATTATTTCGTTTAACATTAATATAGCTTCTGATTCATTTATAGTTTTTAACTTGTAGCAATTTATTTCAACATTATCAAATTCAATATACAAATCATTAATAAGCATCATTATTTCCAAATTATTATCTAATTTATTTAGACTAGCTTCTAACATATCCTTATAATAAACTGGCGATTTATAAACAAGTGTTCTTGGAATATTACCACATATATTATTATCCCAATCAGCAAGTTTATGTGCGCATAATTTTATATTATCGTGATAATTCTTTTTATTTGGTGTTTTTTTCCCATTACCAAATAGTTCTTCGGTCGGTTGTCTATTACAATTTTTCGCATTACTAAATAGTTCATCATTACCAAATAATTCTTCATACTTCATTTCTTTTGGTTGTTTTATTGTTTTATCTAATTTTAGTCTTTCATTTTCTACTTTTAGTCTTTCAATTTCTTGTTCTAATTTCAAATAATCTAAATTTAAATTAACACTAGCAATATTTGTATATTTAGATACACCACCACATTGTTTATATGATAATTCATAATGTTGTAAATATTTTAATTTATCTTTTGTATTTAATATTTTATATTTTAATTCTTGATTAATATTATAAAATTCACTTACTAAAATTTTTTTTTGTTCAAATGTAAGTTTGTCAAATAAATATATGCTTGGTCTTGTTCTAAACATAAAATCTTCTCTACTTTCATCATAATCTCTAATGGCTAAATTATCATCCTTGAATAATAATGTAAGATATTGTTGTGTTAATTTATTTATTTCTATTAATTCTTGAGTACTACTGTATGATTCTCTTTCTGATGTATTTGAATTACCCATTATAAGTATTTGTAAGTTGTATGTATTTTTAATAATTTATACTAAATTTAATTCAATTTTATTTTTAATTAATACTGTGGTCCTTCAGAATTTTTATACTGATCATCTAAATATAATTTACCTCCTTTACTTTTTCTACTTTTTCTAGCTTTCCTAGATTTTCTACCTTTCTTACCTTTTCTAGAATTCTTAGATTTTTTACTTTTTTTAGATTTCTTAGATTTTCTAGATTTTTTTTGTTTTAAACCACCACCTAAATCAGATAAGTTTAATGGTTCCATTTCTGAATCATCCAAATAATGGATAGAATTATCATCATGTATATTTTCACCCCTAATAAAATCATTTTGAATATTTTGACGTCGTATATCATCTGAATTATTCAAATCATATGAATTTTCACTAATATTATTAAAATGTTCACTAATATTTATTGAATTATCCATATCATTAACATCTTCATCTTCTAATCTTTGTCTTTCATCTTCTAATCTTTGTCTTTCATCTTCTAATCTTTGGTGTTCTTCTAATTCTAATCCTTCAGGAGTTCGCAATAATTCCATATTACTTTCTGGAGGAATTGCTTTTCCACCCTTGTACGGAAATAATTTTAACATATTTGTATTATAAATTGAAAAATTAGGATCATTACAATTAGAACCTATATTACTTCCTCCTCTGTTTTTATACTTTTTAGTTTTTGAAAACGCAACCATCTAATATAATATATTATTATTTATATAATTATTGTAATTAATTAAATTACAATAATTATTATGATTTTACATCTTAAAATCCACCTGGAAATTTGACAAGATTGGCACCAATACCAAATCCAGCACCTGACCTAGCAGTAGCACCCATTGATGGAATATAAGTATCCAAAATGCTGAAAGTAGCAGCTGCGGTTAAGGCAATCAAAATGATTTCCTCAATATTTAAAGAACGTTTAGGAATCGCATAAGCGGCAATGGCAACCATTAAACCTTCGACAAGATACTTGATTACTCTTTTAACAAGTTCGGCGACATTAATTAATCCTTCCATTATAATAAATAAAAAGAAAAAAATATATATTTGCGATTAAAAACTTAAATAATTAGCTTTAATTAAAGTAAAATGAATCATTCTAAAGAAAAGGGTTTTAAAAAAACTGGATTTGAAAAGAAAATTAATAATGGCAAGAAAAATTCTAAATATGTTGACTTGCTAGAAGAAGATAAATCAATTGCTGGTCAAAAATTTGCGTGTGTTTCTTTTGTTTCTCCTGAAAATATTTTAAAACAAAAAGAAATATTCTTTTTTGAGGAATTCCTAAAGAAGTGGGATTTAAATAAATCTATGGAAAAATTTGTACAATTTTTAAATTTTGTTTCATTTAAGTACAATATGTCTTTTGATGATTTAACAACTGATTTTAAAGAGTTTGTTAAAGAGGAAAAAGAATCTCTTACAAAAACAAGTATGAGAGATGAATATAAAACATTTCTTGATAATAATGAAGAAGAACTTGAGAAAACATTTGGAATTGATAACCAATTTCAAACTTCTACAAGAGGATTAAAGATTAGAGGAGTATATCCAACATTAGAAGAAGCTGAGTTGAGATGTAAAATGTTGAGAGAAGTTGATCCTAATCATGATGTATATGTAGGTCCTGTTGGATTATGGATGCCTTGGGAACCTGAAGCTTATAAGACTGGTCGTGTTGAATATATGGAAGAAGAGCTAAACCAATTGATGCATGAAAAAACAAAAAATGAAACAAATGCTAAGTCTGCTTTTGATCAGAGAGTTAAGGAAACAAAACAAAAAGCAATTGAAGAAAATATTAAGAATGCGGAAAAGTCCGGAAATACATTAACACAATCAATTGATAATGAAGGTAATTTAATTGGTGTTACTAATACTACTACATCTTTTACAAAAGATCCTGAAACAATTTCTGTTGCTGATATTCGTTCTGAACTCTTTGAAGGAGAGAATATTGTAGTTGGAAATACTGATCATGGTGAAAGTGAACTTCTTAGTGGTCCTTTTGCCAAAAAAAAATAGATTAAATATAATATACTAAATTAATAATTAATATATTATATATTTGTTTTACCATTTACTCTTTTTAACGCTAATTTTTTGTCCTGCGCCGCGTTTTTTAACTGAATTTGGGTCATATTTTTCTTCTTCATCGTCAGAATTACAACCTTTAGACAATTCCCAAAATTCCTTTGAGCCTAATTTAAAATCATTATGACTATCTGCCTTATACCAAAATACTTGATCTTGTAATTTATTTGATTTTGAATTATTATTTATTACTAAGCACTCAAAATTTTCAGTACATTGATCCATTACTTGACAAAATGATTCAAATGTTGGAAACATCCCAGCATAATTTTCATAAATTCTTTTTCTATTCGCAATATAATTCTCTCTTAAAATAAAAACAAAATCAATATTTGTTCTTAAAGTTGGAGGAATACCTAACGGATATTGCATTGTTATCACTAACATTATCTTCCAATGTCTCCCGTTCATAAATAAAAGACGCATTAATTTATCTCGCGTCCATGTAGCATCATACAAACAATCATCTAAAATTACAAATGCTCTTGGATCTATTGAGCTTCGCTTAAATGTTTCCATTTCCTTTTTTACCTGTTTTAAAACGGTTCGTTGTCTTTTTAACACATTTTCTATAATTGCTGTATTATACTCATTATGAATAAATAATTTTGGTACCATTTTTGTATAAAAACCGTTGCCTTCTTCTGTGCCTGAAATTACTGTTCCTATTGGAATATCTTGGTGGTAATAAAGTAAATCACGAACTAAGAAACTTTTACCTGTGTCCCTTTTCCCCAATAAAACTACGACAGGTCCTTTATTTTCGTTAGGCTTAAAGCTAATAGATTTCATATCAAATTTTTTTAATTCTAGCGACATATATTATATTTACCTTTTTTTTAATGAAAAAAAATACGCATTTAATATTTTAAATTATTTATAATTATTTAAATATTTTGATTATAAAATAATTGAATTATTTCTAATGTTTTATCTGTTTTATTTTCAGGTTGAGTCCAATAATTAATTTGTTCCTTTAAACATTCTAAACGATTATTCCATTCTTTTTTATGGACTATCTTAACAATTCCTGTTATTTTTGTAATACTCCAACAAGACCGTACACGTTGATTATTTATATCAATATAATCATCTGGATTAAACCTGATAAATATAATAGGTCTATGCCCTAAATCTTGTGATAGTTCCATTAATCTTTTATTTTCACAAGAGCAATCGTATTTACTATGCTGGTTTTCATCTACCTCTACAATAATAATTTGATATCCTAGATCAAGTAGTAAATCTGGACGCTTAGAAGAACACCCATCTTGGATTTTTTTATCCGCAAACCAAGTAAAATTAGGAAATAATAGTTGTACGAATTCTATTACAGAAAACTCTTTTGTTTTATAATTTTTAGCTATAGGTTTATCAGGAAAATTGTAAATAAAACATCTTAAACAAAATCCTTCAAATTTTTCTTGTGGTCTTGTGCTACATAAATGAGTCTTACACGTTTTATGAACGACATCAATCATATTATCTTTTTTACATTGAAAACAATGTTTCGCGTTTAATCCTTCAAAATTATAAAGTGGTTGCGATGTTTTACAATAACATAATTTATTTCTACTAATCATACCATTTAATTTACAACTAACACAATATTTTGGTATTAATCCCTCAAAATTAAAACTTGCTTGAGCCTTTTCACAAAAACACATATTATGATTTAAATCTATCATATTATCTGTTTTACATTTCGCGCAAAATTTAGGTTTCAAACCTTCAAAATTAAAATTTGGTCTTGAACCACACGCACATTTAGGGTTTCGCATATCAACCATATCAGGCAATTTACATTCAAAACAATATTTCGGTCTTAATCCTTCATAATTATAATTTGGACTTGTTAGTTTTTTACAAAAGCATCGCTCATCTACAACATTAATCATATTTTCACTTTTACAAGAATTACAAAACTCGGCTTTCAATCCTTCATAATTAAAAGTAGGTCTTACTTTTCCACAAAAACATTTTTTTCTATGAGTTTCAATCATGCCTTCTTTTTTACAAAGAACACAACATAACGGTTTTAAACCTTTAAAATTCCATCTAGGTTGAGAACTATTACATTCACATTTTTTATTTAAAACATCTACCATATCAGGATCTTTATGTTCAGCACAAAATTTAGCTTTTAGACCCAGAATATTAAAGGTAGCTTTTTTACTACAGTTTTCATTAACGCAAATAGTCATGATTTATTTAATTAAAATAATATTAACTATTTAGTTTCAATTTTAAATTTAATATTCAATAATTTTGCTATATTTTTTCATAATTTTATGAAAAAGTATATTTAACAATAAATAAGTTTAAATAATAGGGAATTTATATATTAAATAGCTAATGATGGTTGACGTAAATTATCAAAAAAGAAAAAATGCCGAGCTTTTCAAAAGTTTAGAAGATCCTAAAAGTTTGTTTCTCTCTAACACTCAAAATTATATTCCAATTTATAAGAGATTTTTTGAATTGAATGATACAAATTGGAATAGTATCAACCTAAATCATAAATGGTATATTTCAAATATTAAGGAAAGTGATGAAGAAAATAGCAATGTATTTAATTGTAAAATTAAAAATATAAATACACAAAAAACAAAAGAAAAAGATGTATTTTTCAAATTGGCACCTCTTTTAGACCCATATAAATATTTAATCGGAAAATATGATATTAATAATAAAAATTTATTTAAATTACCTGATATAAATTGTGATGAATCTAGTGTAAATGCTAAATTTTTAGATCAAAATAATTCAGCATATGTAGATGGATTTTTTATATATTTAACTAGTAATTTGAACCAAAATCATAATTTTTTACATGGATTAGATTATTATGGGTCATTTTTGTCTATTAAAAATAATTATAAATTGAATATATTTGATGACTTGGATTATTTAACTAATTCTGATTTTTTTAATAAAAATAAAAATGTATTATTTAAAGTTAATAATTATGATCATATTTTTCAAGATGAAAATAAAAAGAAAAAACCAATAAAAATTGAATATAATTTAAGCTCAAAATCAAATTTATCTATAAATTCAATTGATGATGAAACTTTTGAAGAAATTTTTGATAATGATAATGCTAGTAATTTAAATGTTGGTAATTTAAATGCTAGTAATTTAGAAGAATTAATTGATATGTCAAATTCAAATATTCTTGAAAATAACTCTAAAACCGCAACAATTAAAAGTACCTCTACTTGTTCATCTAGAACTTCTTATACATCATCAGAAAATAGTGATGATAAAGAGTCAGAAGAAACAGATACAGAAATAGATGAATTAGAAAAAGAAGAATGGGAAGATATTGATGAAGAGGATGAGGAAGATATTGAAGAAACAATTGAAGCTACTATTCCACAGTTTCCAGTTCAAGTAATTGGTATGGAATATTGTGAAAATACTTTTGATGATCTTATTTTATCTGATGAATTAAAAGATAAAAATGAATGGTTTTCAGCTTTTATGCAAATTATTATGATTTTGATTACTTATCAAAAAACATTTGCGTTTACTCATAATGATCTTCATACAAATAATGTAATGTATAATACTACAGATAAAAAATATTTATATTATTGCTACAAAAAAAAATATTATAAAGTTCCCACATTTGGTAAAATATTTAAGATAATAGATTTTGGAAGAAGTATTTATAAATATAATGGTAAAATATTTTGTAGTGATAGTTTTCAAAATGGTGGTGATGCGGCAACTCAATATAATACTGAACCATATTTTAATGATAAAAAAACCAGATTAGAACCAAACTATAGTTTTGATTTATGTCGTTTAGCATGTTCTATATTTGATTATTTAGTTGATGATTTAGATGAGGTTAAAGATATAGAAAAGTGTGATCCAGTTAAAAAATTAGTTGTTGAATGGTGTTTGGATGATAAAGGTATTAACTTATTATATAAAAATAATGGAGATGATAGATATCCAGATTTTAAATTATATAAAATGATTGCCAGATGTGTACACAATCATACTCCCCAAGCTCAATTAGAGAGACCCGAATTTAAATCATTTGAATATACTAAAAAAGATATTCCTAGTGAAGTAATTGACATTGATTCATTGCCTAGCTATATATAAATTTAGTTTTATAATACATTAATAAATAGTAAATAAATAGTAAATTATTATAAATTTCAATTAATTTATAATAATAATATAATGGATTCATATGGATTTATAATAACAAGACATGTTAATTCTGAAAAAACTAATAAGTATTGGAATAAATGTGTAAGATGTATTAGGGCATTTTATCCTTTAAGAAAAATAATTATTATTGATGATAATAGCAATCTAGATTTAGTAAAGGCTGATTTTGAATATTCAAATATTGAAATTATTCAATCTGAATTTCCTGGAAGAGGAGAATTATTACCATACTATTATTTTTATAAAAATCGTTTTTTTGATAATGCTGTAATAATACATGATAGCATATTTTTTCACAAAAGGATTAATTTTGAAAAATTAATCGGAGTTAAAATTTTGCCATTATGGCATTTTGATGCGGATAAAGAAAATCTTAGTAAAACCTTAAATATATCTAATAAATTGTCAAATAAAATAGAAATTCAAAGGAAACTTACATTAAATGATAGTATTTTAGGATTAAGTCATCAACAATGGTATGGATGTTTTGGAGTACAAAGTTTTATAAATTATAATTTTTTAAAATATATAGAAAAAAAATATAGTTTATTTAATCTTTTATCTATTGTAAAAAATAGACAAGATAGATGCTCATTGGAGAGAATTTTTGGATCAATTTTTTATACTGAAGAAATTCATAATTTAACCAAAATGAAATCTTTATTTGGAAATATATTTAGTCATCAAAACTGGAAATACACATTTGATGAATATGAAAATGATGTTAAACAAAAAAAAATATCAAAACCTGTTGTTAAAGTTTTTACTGGACGTTAATAATACTATGTCTATTTATATATAAAATAATTAATATAAATAATAAAATTAAATACAAATTATTATTAGTTTCTTCGTAATTATTTCTAAGAATAATTTTAGCATCAGCATATAATACTAAAATAATACAAAAAATAATAAAACTAGAAAATGATATCAAAAACTCTTTATATTTTTCCAATTTGTAGTAGTTTTCATATAATAAATACATAGATTTTAAAATATAAACAAAATATAAACAAAATATAAACAAAATATAATAAATAAATAATATAAAATGAATACATTATTTATTTTTTTTAACGCGTTTTTATTATTATTAATATTTTTAGCAGGTGGATTTAATAAAATTATTAATTTTAAAGATACCGTTAATTCTTTAGAAACACAAATAAATACAATCAAGTTAACACCTACATTTATTGTAGCAATTATCATTACAATTATATATTTTTATATTATTTTGAATCAGCAAATATATAATAAAAATAAGAGTTTGTATTTATCTTTATTGACAATAATAAGTATTACAATTATAGGGATACCACTTTTAGTATTCTTTAAAAATTATTTGAAACAATCTCTAACGCTTATATACAATACAACCATTTTGGGAGTAATAATGTTATTATTTTTTGGTAGTTTACTCGTATTATATTCGTTATTTACGGGTATGTATAAAGACTACGCATATGTTGCAACAATTGGTCTAGCGACATTTACTGCTATGACAATTTTAATTTTTCATTTCCCAACAAATAAATCTGAAATTATTTCATTTATGAAGAACCTTTCTATTTTTGGAGGATTAATGTTATTATCACAACAATTTATTATTTAAAATTCTGGATTATCTGTAAAAACCTGAGGAGCTGATATATTTTCACCTACTGTTTCTAATACTGGTTTTAATTGTTCCATAATAAAATATCCTGAAATTACACTAAAATATACTAATAAAGTATCTCTTATTAATAATTTTAATGGCTTGCTTTCATTATCAATAAATCTCATTTCAACAAATTTTGAAATAAAAAAAACTATCGATATTACCATAGCAATAATAAATATATTATCCATTTAAAATACTAAATCATATTCTTATTTAGTTTTTTACGCAAATTAATTTAAAATCTCAATATCGTCAATTAATAAATCCGGTAATAATTCTAGTTTTGGTTCATCCATTACATGAACATCAAAATCTGATAATGATACTGATTGATCTGAAATATTTAATTTAATATTACTATCATCATCATCATCGTTATCATGTAATCTACTTTGCTCTGCTCTTTGTTTATTTAGTAGTTCTAAATGTTCAATTGATTTAGGAGAATTTACTGTAGATTCAATATTATTTGTATCACGAGTATAATCGGTATCATTAAATCTTAATTTAGAATCAGTATTTGTGTTTGGATTTGTATTTATGTTTTGATCATTACTGCCACCATTTATAGGACCTTCGTCTATATATTCTTCTTTAATTTCTTCTCTTACATCTTCTTCCACAGTTTCATCCATATATGCTTTAAGAATTGCTTCTACAGGAATGCTCTCTCTCAAAGTATTTAAAATACATTCTTGAACTATTACTTCTAATTCTCTATTATGTTTTTGAGTTTGAAGAGGAGGAATATGTATTTCAAATAAATATGTATTTTTATATACTTTTCTAGCTACATTAATATAAACCTTATGAATAAAATCATCTAATTTTGGAATATTAATATCTATTTTTTTTTGTTTTTGACCAACGCGCATAGCGGTTAATATCTTAAGTTGAATTATATGTACACATGTCACTAAATCTTCTAAATAAGAACAATGTGATTTATCAGATATTCGTTTTTTCTCCGCTTCAATAATTGTTGGATTCCACTTTGGAACTCTTGAAATAAAATTCTGAAATGTCATTAAATATTTATCCATTTCATTATTTTCCTTACATAATTTTATTGCTTCATCTAAGATTGATTTATATCCATCAACAATAAGAGGCGTTAAAATAGTAACTAATCTGGCACTCCATTCATTTTTACTTTCATGTAGTGAACTCAAATTAAAATCATCCATCAATATTAATACCTAATTTTTTAATAATAAATTATTAACTTATTATTAATTTATTATTAATTTATTTCTAAATTAAATAAATGATATATTTTCTAATGATAATTCTGAATCTAAAAATACAAAATTTAAAATAAAAAGAATTATTAATTTTTCATTCCTAAATTCTTTTCTTACTTTGTTAAAAGCAATTAATAATTCGTATTTTTTGTCATTTGAAACTAATATTTCAGCAACCTTTGTTGTTTCGATTAAATTAATTATATCTATACCACTATATCCTTTTTCATATAATTTTGTAGAAAAATCTATTAATTCTTCTATACTTATTTTATTATTTACATTTTTTAATAACTCTTTTTTTAACCATTCTGATCTAGCACTTTTTATATCCTTCATTTTAAAAGTTTGATTCAAATTATATTTATATAAATTTATTATATTACCATTGTATACTGGTTCTGATATATATATTTCACAAAATCTTGACAAAATAGGTTTTAATAGCTTATATTTATCCTCAACTATTATAAAAAATCTAGTATTATGACTAAAAAGTTCAATACATCTTCGCAATGCGGATTGAGCATCCATTGTTAATTTATCAGCATTTAACAAAACAATACTTTTAAAAATATCACCACCATTTGAATTAATATGAGTTTTAGCAAAGAATTTTAGTTCATCTCTAATAAATTTTATCCCTTTTCCATGCGCACAATTTACATGCATAACTAATGATTTAATCTTCTCTCTATCATTATTATATATGCTATGAATAAAATCGTTTACAATTGTTCTTTTACCACTTCCAGAAGATCCGTGAAATATAATATTTGGAATTTTATGAATTGTTTTAAAATATTCTAATTTTTCTTTTACTGATTCGTGAATATTTAATAGTGACATTTGATAACTTATTAATATTAAAGTAGTGTTTTTATATTTTAATATTACGTAATAATTTCTTTTATTTTAATTCTTTTTTCATTCTTTTAAACAGAAGTCGTTAAACTATGTGTATAAGGATTATTTTTAAAAGCATTTAAAATATCTGGCTGAATACGCTCACAACCTGCGCATTCATTATAATATTGCGGCACATTTATTTTTCCATAAATTTCTTTTGATGGGGGCATAGTTATATTACTTACTGGCGCATTTACTCTATAATTATATCTATCTGAATCTTGTCTAGAAATATTTACATTCATTTGTTGGTTAAACATTTGAGTTCCACCAGGATTTGGCCTATTATTTATGGTAGCAGATTTAATATCGTTATTATGTTGTCTATATGCGGAGTCATAACTCATATCACCGTACTGAGCAGCAGCACCACCAGAAGTACCTATATAACTACAACTTGTTGTATCTCTCTGGGTTTGTTCTCCAGGCATAGCATTATTAACATACATTCCTTCTTTTTGATTATTAATATTAAAATTTGGTGAGTACAAGGTAGTTTCCTTAACAGTTGTATTTGTTGTATCAAAAGGATTAACAACATAACTTTGAGGAACTGATGATCCAGCCTCACCATAAATCCTAATATTATTTGTAGCTTCTTCCTTTCTAGATGGTCTTAAAATATCCATTAATGGCGCAATTACAGCACCAATAGCCCCACCAAATCCACTTCTTAAAGTATCGGGTTGTTTCATTGTTGATCTGTTGTTAGAGTAATTTGTATGACTTCTTAAAAAATTATCACCATCTATGCTAGGACCTTTACCAGAGGCAGATGAACATGCTACATCTTTAGCCGGCATTTGATGTCTTTTTGATGGCTCGAATGCGGTAGGAGCTTGACCAGCCTGTCTATCTGAATTTCCTGCAGGACCTTTATAATCTGATAAAATATCGTTACGTCTTATTACACCCATTTCCTCAATAGGTCTTAAACGCTCCGCTTTTTCACCACCTGTTGTGGTTAGCCAACGATCTTGTGTATTGATAAAAAATGAATCAGGTGTTTGTTTTTCTACACGACCTATTAATCCTAAATTTTTAATTACAGCATTCGCAGGACCTTCGTGATTTGTTAATGTATATTCTAATTTTGGATTTGTATCCACTCTTAACTCATCAACCGTTTTTGGTAACCAAGAATCACGCGATTCCATACCAGAATTAAATCCACCACTACCAGTTGTTGAATATCCTTGATTTAAACCTGGACCAACATTTTCCGTAGCAAAAGGCTTTACATTATTATTTCTCATTCCTGGATTAACACGCGATTGAAAAAAGTCACTTTGATTTGGCGCACCATGTGACCATTGAACATTGTCTTCAGGTTTAAATAATGGAGCTTGTTCTATTTTTTTTATTACTTGTGAACCAGAACCATTCATGTTATCTAAAACAGTTTCAGCTATATTCATATCATATGTGTAACCTTTAATTTTTCCACCATTAAATGGCACCATATTGTTATGTTTAAATTGGGCAGAATCTAAGTAATTTCCAGTCATTGAATGGATTTTTTGAGGGTTTTGCCCCACAGGTTTTCCTTGATTTACTCTTTTTTCGTAGTTATTTTGATCAAAATATTTATCTGTTGCCGTATTTGGATTAGGATACTCTTGTACTGTGTCTACTAATTGATTTATGTTAGTAACTGGAAAATTTTGTGGAAGTATATTTGTATTTGGTAAATAATTTGTTTGTTTACCCATATTTGTGAAATTTTCTTGTCTCATTTTTATTCTATTTTCATTCCTTAAAGGTTCTTTATTTGATGACGTTTGATTTGATATTACATACATTCCACCTAATGCGATTAAAGGGATAGCTAATTCCATTATATATATTAAACATTATATTTTTAATCTAATAATAATCTTAAATACTTAAAGTGTTTTAAATATTTAATTTCTAGTATTTTATTTATTATTTAATAAATTTTTAAATATATTTTTTAATAAATTTAAGAAAATGTTTTACATGAATTGCTTTGAGCACATGTATTAGGCCCTCCAATATAATTACCATTTGATACAACTGATGGTAATCTATCATTTGCTTCATTTATAATACAATCTCTCTTTGGTGTAAAATAATCTTTCTCTAAAATTCTAGTATTTAAATTATTTAAAAATGGAACACAAGTATTTTCTTGGGGATTTAGTGGAGGATAATACCAATCAACTTGTTCTTTATCACGATACCACCATGCGGGATCTGTTGTCCTTGATTGTCCTGTAGTTAACTTATTTGAAGATGGATAACTAATGGCTTCATTTGGAACATTATAACTTTTATAATTATCTTTTCCTAAACAATCTCTACTAAGACTCCTATTTACACCTAGAAGATCACTTTCTAAATTAATTGTATTCGTTCTTAAATTCGCACCCCATTTTTGTATTCTTATAAAAGGATCTTCCATATAATAAGGATCAGAACCATTTCCAGGTACATTCATTACCCATCTTCCAGGGTCGGTTGATTGTTGTATTTGTTTTTTTGTTCTACTTTCATCATAATTAAATCTGGTAAATGCCATTTTATTATATATATACTTTTAAAAAAAGTATAACAAAATAATTTATATAAAATACTTTTCTTAAGCGAAGCAGAATTAATGAAATAAAGAAAACCCATTTTAATTTCATTATACACAATTGAAGATTTAATGTAATAACAGTATGCTGACCGCTATTACCAGTTTCTGAAGCAATCTGTATTTTAAGACAACCGAATTAATACGATTGAAACATTAGCAGTTCCAGCCCAAGAAGAACCATCACTTGTCCCACCAGTTAATAAAAAATAACAATCACCACTCGCACTACCTGACACCTCAAATGTATCAACAAAACTACAATAAGTTCCCATAGGAGTTCCAGCAGGGTCATATTGAATTGCCGTTTGAAAACCAGTATTAGCATACCCAAATACAGAGTTAAAAACTATATCAGTATTAGTAGTATCTAACGCTTGATAAGTAAGAACATTCCTTGTATTAGGAGGAGCAGTTGTATAAAACGCTACTTCTACTTTCCAAATTGTAAAAGCAACCATATCAGCAATATTTCCAGTATTAAATATAGTTCCAGTAGGACTTCCAGATACAGAAAAAGATAAAGAACTATAAAATCGTCTTGGTAAAATAATAACGTTATTAAATTGTAATATTGAACCACTTATTAAAATATCACCAGTAGCAGATAAACTAATATTAGCACCACTCGTTATATCAATATTACCATATGGAGCATCCAAATCAATAATATTTGAACCATCATTATTACCCCCAGCAGTTAAAATAATAGCACCAACACCACTAATAGTATTACATGTTATATTAATATCACCATCAGTAGCATCTAAATTGATTTCATTCCCTGTTGTCGTTAATAACAACTTATCATTCCCTGATGCTATTACCAAATCATTTACGTTTGCTCCTAATGTATAAACCTCTGTTGCATCAATAATAGGCATTTATATAAGTAGATATTTTATTAAACCATTGACCAACCAAAAGTAGAAACACTTATTGTATAAATAGCAGTAAAAATATGAGAATGACCTGTTGCCAACGAACGAGGTGTCAGTGAAGCAGTACCAGTAGAAGAATAAATTGTTTGTCCTCCACTCGCAGCAACTAATAAAGCATTCCCATTTGTATTTGTTATAAGGAATTGAATACCAACATTACCACTTGTCACAATAGGTAGAGTTATAGTTTGACCTGTTCCATTAATTGTTTGAGAGTAGGGGGAATTAATAGTCAGCGTTCCACCACTTGTTGAATAATTACAAGCAAATTGGGGTTTCCCAAATGATAAAACATTATTTACATTATCAAAACCCATACCGCCTTGCCAAGTTTGAAGACCTGTTTGTCCTATTGTATATCTTGGAATTGAACCTGTTCCGTCGCCAGTATAAACTGTAAATCCAGTCGTATAATCTAAATCTATCAACATTCCATTACCTACACCACCAACATCACCTACTCTAAATCTGCCGTCGGCCTGCGTAAAAGTAATGTTGCTTCCACCTGAAAGGTTAGCAGTCCAATCATTACCAGCGTCATTAAAATTCATATTATTTGTGCCTCCAATTATTTTAAATTCAGGGCAAGTGTTTTCAATAGAACTACCTGAATTTAATAACAATCTGTCATTCCCTGATGCTATTTCCAAATCATTTCCATTTACTCCTAATGTATAAACTTCTGCTGAATTTCCATTAGTGATTTCAAGGTCGGTCTTGGTTAATACAGATTGATATAATGCTCCTACTGTATCAGTAAATGTAAGTGAAGAAGGCGTCAAACTTGATATAATTTCAGTATTATATCTTACTTCTACTTCGTCGTTATATATATTTGTTTCTAATTCACTACCGCTACCCTGCTTTACTTTCATTCCGTCTTTGTCTATTCTTGTAAATACAGGGTCAGGCAAAGCAGGGTCATTATCTATAATTTGAATTTGAGTATTGGTTAATGTATTTGTAATAAATGTAGTAGCATTATTTAATTCTATCTCATTATTATTTAATGTAAGAGAATTTATCTCAGGTGATAATCCATCTGATAAAGTAATTTGTGGATTTATTGTTGGTTCTATATTTATATATCCTGCGGTAGCACCAGAAAAATCATCCATTCTCATTGTTTGAACTCTTAATGCACCTCCATTTTCTATCCATATTCCATCTAAACCTGCTGGTAAAGTGTAACCTGAAGCTTGTGGTGTTAATGCTAAATAAGTTGGATCAATTCCACCTTGAACATATAATGCTCCATATACCATTACATCACCTGTATAGCCTATTCCAGTATAACCAGGACCAGTTGAACCTGTAAAGCTTGATGTTTGCCATTGAGACGGCCCTGTATTTCCAGTTGGACCTGTATCACCTGTTGGTCCTGTTGGTCCTGTTGGTCCTGTATCACCTGTTGGTCCTGTATCACCTGTTGGTCCTGTATCACCTGTTGGTCCAGTAAAACCAGTTGGTCCTGTATCTCCAATTGGACCTTGTAAACCTATTGGTCCTGTTACTCCTGTATAACCTGTTGGTCCTGTAGCACCAGTTTGACCATATGGACCAATTGGTCCTTGTTCTCCTGTAGAACCTGTAGGTCCTTGAGGTCCTAAACCTCTTAAATCACAACAACGTCTAGCTGCTAAATAATTTGAATAAGTATTCATAAT